GGAACGGCAGACACACCTGGTTTAAGCCCAGACGCTTCGGCGTGAGAGTTCGAATCTCTCCACTCGCACCATGAGTTTTATGGGCCTTAGGCATAAGTGGTATAAGCAACCGGCTCATAACCGGTAGACAGTTGGTTCGAATCCAACAAGGCCCACCAGTATCTGCCCGTAGTTAAATGGATATAACACTAGCCTTCTAAGCTTGCGTTCCAGGTTCGATTCCTGGCGGGCGGACCAAAAAATTAAGTACATAAATATGTATTTTAAAGGACAGTCATCATGAACTATATAAAATCATTTGTACTGGCTGTATCATACATATTTTGTACATCAACCTATGCAGCACCTCCTATCCCTTTCGATTTACAGAAACCAGTAAAATGTGCAAAGACGGAAGATGTGTTTGAGCATTTTGAAACAACATATGGTGAAACAGTAAAGTGGTTTGCGAAAGATGATTGGTCTGATTCTTATTATGCTGTCCTAATGAATGAAGATAAGACTTCTTGGACGATTTTGCAATTTGATACAAGAGTTGCATGTGTATTTGGTTCAGGAAAACAAGTAAAATCAACCGATCTATAGTGGTGGGAATAATATGCAAATAGCAAGATTTAAAGAATTTGATAATTCAAAGTTTCAAAAGTATGCCGAATTTGATGGTAAAATTCTTATCATTGGTTACGGTTCAGTAGGACAAGCAATTCTTCCAGTAATTCTAAGGCACTTAGTTGTCGATGCAAAAAAAATTACTGTACTCGAAAGAGATAATCATCGACCACTGTTCGTAAAACGTCATGGTGGTTCTGGTGTTGCATATGTGAGACAAGAAATCACATCAACAAACTATAAGAAAGAATTGTCAAAGTATGTAAGTGAAGGTGATATGATTATCAACTGTTCACTGAATATTGATGCACAATCTCTATTAGTTTGGTGTATGGAAAATGGTGTAATGGAAATTGATACATCATTAGAGAGATGGGAACATCATCCCGATGAAACGATTCCTAAACTTGCAGATAGAACATTGTATCATACGCATCAAGTTATTCGTGAAGCAATGCAAGAATATCCTAATGGTCCTACATGTTGTGTAACTCATGGTGCAAACCCCGGATATGTTACGCATTTAACTAAACGTGCATTATTGAATCTTGCAAAGAAAAGAGGAAAGAAAGTATCAACACCCAAAATGAGAGAAGAATGGGCACAGTTGATGAAATCATTAGGCGTCAAAGTTGTACATGTTGCAGAGAGAGACCAACAAGTAATTGACGAACCTAAAACTAAAAACGAATTTACAAACACATGGTCATGCGAAGGTTTCTGGGCAGAAGGTCGTGCACCAGCAGAAATGGGTTGGGGTACACATGAGAATAAACGACCAGATGGTGGTTCAACACAAGGTTGGGCAGCATACTTACATCAACCAGGTGCAGCAACATTAATGAAGTCGTGGGTACCTGATGGTGGGCAATATAATGGTTATTGCATTCAACATTCTGAATCGATCACCATATCAGAATATTTTTCAACTAAAGACAAATCATTTAGACCATCAGTTTACTATGTGTATCAACCTTCTGATGCCGCAATTGCATCATTACATGAGATGCGTGGTAACGAATTAGATTTACAACGTGACCAAAGAATTTTAAAAGATGAAATTGTTTCTGGTATGGATGAACTTGGTGTATTATTGATTGGAGACAATTTCTGTTTCTGGCATGGTTCACAATTAGATATTCATGGTGCCAGAAAATTAGTAGAAGGTGAAAATGCAACATCAATGCAGGTTGCTGGTTCTATGTTAGGTGCAATTGTATGGATGATTGAAAATCCAAGAAACGGTTATACTGAACCAGAAGAATTACCATTTGAAGATATATTAGAAATTGGTGATATGTACTGGGAACCACTAGTAAGTGTTCTATCAAACTGGACACCTAATCACGATGTAAACTCTCTATTTTACAAAGAATACGACAAGAGCAATCCTTGTAGTTATGAAAATTTCAGAGTTTGGACTTAAACAGTAGCAGGATAGCGCAGCGGTAGAGCACCGGACTCATAATCCGGAGGTCGAAGGTTCGATTCCTTCTCCTGCAACCATCACATTCTTACCAAAAAATACTTGCAACCTGCAATAGGTTGTGTTATAATTATTGAACTTGAGATTATTTAGGAGACATCATGATTTTGATATTTAAATTGACAACCGGAGAAGAAGTTCTCGGTGAAATGGTTAATGATACATTGGGTGATTTTTATTATTCGATTAAAAATCCAGTTGCCGTTGCAGTTGTTCGTGGTAAAGATGGACAACCAAATGTAGGATTTGCTCCATTCCCATTACATGCAGAACAAAAGAAAGATTTTGTTATTGACATTCCTAGAGAACATGTAGTATACTCATATGTTCCTGCTGAAGATTTTATTAACAACTATAATCAAATCTTTGGTTCAGGCATCGTGCTTCCATCTAAACAACTGATAACTGGTTAATGTCAAACTTCTATACGAATGTTCAAACTTCAGGTAACTATATTCTCTATCGTGGTGTTCTTGACGGAAAACGTGTCAAGCAACGCATAGAATATTTTCCTACCTTATATGTACCTTCTAAAAAGGTTACACAATTCACTTCTCTGCAAGGTGAATATCTAGATGAAATCAAGCCTGGTGGTCTAAGAGATACAAGAGAATTCATCAAAGGTTACGAACACGTTGATAATTTTCGTATCTTTGGAAACACAAGACATGAGTATTCATTCATTGCAGATCAGCACACTACTGATGTCGATTGGGATCAATCATTAATTCTAACAGCAATCATTGATATTGAGGTTGGATCAGAAAATGGATTCCCACATCCCGAAACTGCATCGGAACCAATCACTGCCATCTGTCTAAAATACATTGGTGGCATCACTTATGTTTTTGGTTGTGGTGACTACAAGGTGCAAGGTGAAGAAATCTATATACAGTGTAGAGATGAAGCAACACTCATCAAACGTTTTCTAAAAGTATGGACAGAAAACTATCCAGATATCATCAGTGGTTGGAACATCAAGTTCTTTGACTTCCCATATATCATTAATCGCATTCGTAAAGTTCTAGGTGAAGATGACGCAAAGAAACTTTCGCCATGGAACTATATTGGTACACGCAAAGCAATTCTGATGGGTAAAGAACACACCGTTTATGATATGAATGGTGTTGCTATGTTAGACTACATTGAATTGTACCGTAAGTATGCTCCTGGTGGTGCATCACAAGATTCATACAAGTTGGATAATATTGCATCCGTAGAGATTGGTCAAAATAAAATTTCTTATGATGAGTATGATTCTTTGCATGACTTATATAAACTAAACTATCAAAAGTTTATTGAGTATAACATCAAAGACGTTGAGTTGATTGAGAAGTTGGATGACAAACTAAAGTTATTTGAGTTGGCACTAACTCTTGCCTATGATAGTAAAACTAATTTTGATGATGTGTTTGCACAAGTTCGTATGTGGGATGTTCTGATTTATAATCATCTACGTGAACGCAACATCATCATACCACCATCAGGCAACAATCGTAAAGATGAAGCATACGAAGGTGCGTATGTTAAAGACCCACAAGTTGGAATGCACAAGTGGGTAGCATCATTTGACTTGAACAGTTTGTACCCACACTTGATTATGCAGTATAACATCAGTCCAGAAACACTGATTGAACCAGAACACTACACAGACACACACAGAGATATTTTGGCACAAGGTGTTGATGTGGATGCATTGTTGAAAAACAAAGTTGACCTAAGTCAATTATCTGCATCTACTATCACACCTAATGGCCAATTCTTCAGAACAGACATTCAAGGTTTTCTTCCTGCAATGATGGAGAAGATGTACGAAGATAGAAAAGTCTACAAGAAGAAATCAATCGATGCAAAGAAAGCACTTGAGTTAGAATCAGATCCAACTAAACGATATGAAATTGAAAAACGTGTTGCTCGTTATAATAACTTGCAACTAGCAAAGAAAGTTTGTTTGAACTCTGCTTATGGTGCTCTTGGTAATCAATTCTTCAGATTCTTTGATGTACGACAAGCAGCAGGTATCACTCTGTCTGGTCAGTTGTCTATTCGTTGGATCGAAAACAAACTAAATGGATATTTAAACAAATTACTGAAAACTGAAAATAAAGATTATGTCATTGCATCAGATACAGATTCGATTTATCTCAATCTTGGTGGGTTGGTGGACCAAGTGTTTCAATCGGAACAAAAACCTGCAAAAGTTATCGCCTTCATGGATAAGGTATGTGAAGATAAAATCCAACCGTTTATTGACAAGAGTTATCAGGAACTTGCTTCATATGTTCACGCATATGACCAAAAGATGATTATGAAACGTGAAGCACTTGCAGACAAAGGTATCTGGACTGCAAAGAAACGTTACATCCTCAACGTGTACAATAATGAAGGTGTTCAGTATGCTACACCACAGAAAAAAGTCATGGGTCTTGAAATGGTGAAGTCATCAACACCTGCTGCGATCCGTGAAAAGATGGGTCAATCAATTGACATTATGATGAATGGAACTGAAGATGAATTGCATGACTTCATCGATAAATTCCGTGATGAGTTTAGATCATTGCCACCTGAAGAAATTTCATTCCCACGTGGAGTAAATGGCATAACTCAATATACTGATAAGTCTGCATTATATAAGAAAGGCACACCGATGCATGTTAAGGGTGCAATACTATATAATCATTATCTGAAAGAAAAAGGATTATCAAAAAGATATCCGGAAATCAATGAAGGTGAAAAGATTAAATTCACCTATTTAAAACAACCAAATCCATTTCAATCAGAAACCGTAATTGGTTTTCCCGTAAGACTTCCAAAAGAATTTGAATTGGAAGATTATATTGACTATGAAACACAATTTGAAAAAGCATTCATTGACCCAATCACTGTTGTTTTAAACTGTATGGGTTGGAGTGCAGAACGTAAAAATTCAATCTTCGATTTATTCTCATGATATACTTAACATTTCTCTCGGCGTTATTACTATCAGGTATCGCCGCATACTATTCTGTAATTGGATTAGCATCAATATTTGTTGGTGCTTTTTGGCCTGTTGTCATTATGGGTTCTAGTTTAGAATTTGCCAAAGTTGTTACAACTTCTTGGTTATATCGAAACTGGAAAGAAATACCAATTCTGCTTAAAACTTACTTGACAGTTGCCGTTGTAGTATTAATGTTCATCACCTCGATGGGCATTTTTGGTTACTTATCAAAATCTCATTTGGAACAATCAACTATGATTGGTCCTATTGCAGATAAAGTAATGATGTATGATGGGAAGATTAAAACATTGAAGGAGAATATAGATGCAAACAAGTTGGCACTTAAACAGCTTGATGCGGCTGTGGACCAAGTCATGGCACGAACAGAAGATGCGAAAGGAGCAGAAAGGTCGGTCCAAATTCGCAAAACCCAACAGAAAGAACGCATACAACTTACTGATGAAATTACGAGGCAACAAA